CATGCTTCAAGGGGTAAGGCGATAAGAGCAGAGCCAATTGTCGCATTGTATGAACAAGGCAAAGTTCACCATGTAGAAATATTGCCTGATCTTGAGGATGAAATGACCACATGGAATCCCATAACAGATAGCACATCGCCGAATAGAATTGATGCCCTGGTATGGGCCATGGTGGGGCTTGGCGCAAAGAATGAAACAGCATCAAGCTATATTTCAGGCATCCTTTAAAATTGACAATTCAATATTTATTATAATTAACACAAGGTTTTAACATGGCTACTATTTCAAAAAATGAAAACTTAAACAGTTCTTACAATCCCGAATTTATTTCCACTTATCCAGATTGGAAAAAAATGTTTGATACAAACGCAGGGGAAAGGGAAATTAAAGAAGCAACCACGGAATATCTACTTAAAACGGAAGGACAGAAAAACGACAAAAAAAATGGTTCCACAAGATACGCAAATTATGTTCTAAGGGCTAATTATTTTAATTATGTCGCTGATACCGTTATTTCAATGCTTGGCGTGATGTATTCCGAAGGCCCGGATAAAATAGAGTTACCTGATCGCATTAATGGCATGATGAAACACGCCACGCCGGCGAATGCCGATTTACTTGATGTCGCCAGGCGCATTAATAATAATCAACTTATTTTCGGTAGATATGGAATTCTTGTTGATGTTCCTGATTCGGAAGGCATTACCGACCCTGTTCTAATTGAGTACAAATGGGATAAAATTATAAATTGGCATTCAACTATTTCGGGCGGTGTTGAAAAATTAAATTTTGTGGTGCTTGACGAATCCGGCAATGTGCTTAATCCAATTAAAAACGAATGGGAATATGCGGAATCATATAGACTACTTGCTCTTGATGGCGATGGCGTGTATTATTCAAGGCAATTAGACAGCAAGGATTTGTCTGAAATTGATATTTTGAATCCGCCAATTTCTTACGATGAAAAAGGCAATGAAATTGATATTTACCCTAAGTTAGCCAGGGAGCCACTTGATTTTATCCCATTTGTCTTTGTGAATACGACAAACATAATGCCATCCGTAGAAAAACCGCCGCTATTGGCACTTGCGAATTTGTGTATTGCAATTTATCGTGGCGATGCCGATTATCGGCAAGCTCTTTTTATGCAAGGACAAGATACGCTTTTTGTCTCAGGCATGGATCCGGCAATCCCGCTTGCGCTTGGTGCTGGTGCGGCTGTAAGGGCCGAAAACCCGGATGCAACAATGCGATATGTCGGGGTTACTTCCAATGGATTGTCGAAAACCGAAAAAGCACAAGAAGATTTACACGATAAAGCACAAAGATCCGGAATCGCTTTAATAGATCAATCAACACAAGAATCAGGCGAAGCACTTAAAACAAGATTGGCCATCAAAACCGCAAATATGAAAACAATTGCTTTGACTGGGGCTGTTGCACTTAAAAAGGCATTACAAATTGCGGCAATATGGGCGCAAGCTGATGAAGATGAAGTATCTGTCATTCCGAACCTTGATTTTTCAGCATCAACCGCAACGGCGCAACAAGTATTGCAATTGTGGACATCAAAAATGCAGGGCTTGCCGCTTTCATTGGCAACTATTCACGAATGGTTGAGGCAAAATGATTTTACGGCAAAGGATTTTGAAGAAGAAGAAGAAGAAATCGAAAACGAAAACACTTTGCTTTAGTGAATTATGGCTAATATACAAGATATAATTCTGAAACACCAAATATTTCTTCAGCGTGTTGCAAAGAATTTGGAAGAAGTCGCAGCGGATGCGGTGTCGGCATCTGATAGAAAATTAATCGCATTACTACAGAAAAAACTTTCATCAATTGAGGATTTTTCACCGGGTAGATTATCCGCAAACCAGCTTGCGCAACTACAAAAACAAGTATCTGAAATAAGATCGAGTGCCATAAAACTTGCCGAAAATAATTTTACATTAAAGGCGAGGGAACTTGCTGAAAATGAATCAGCATTCGCAGGCAAATTGATTAAACAGGAAATCTCGCCAAAAGTGCCGCTTGTTCCCGTAACTGGTCAGCAATTGAATAATCTTATCAAATATGAAATCTTTTCAGGGAATACGCTTTCTCAATGGTTTAAAGGACTCGAATCAGCGGATTTGCAACGCACCATGTCAACAATCAGGGCAGGCGTGGCGCAAGGTGATACAACAAATAAAATTGTCAGGACATTAGCCGGAACCGCAAAAGCTAATTATACGGATGGCGTACTAAATATTTCAAGGAATTCCGCACGAATGATTGCGAGAACCGCAACTAATGGCATTTCAAATTCTGCTAGAATGGCGATGTACTCAAATAATTCAGATGTTATTTATGCTATTGTCTATTCTGCAACGCTCGATTCAAGAACCTCACCTATATGTCGTGGCTTGGATGGCACAGCATGGCGGACACCAGAGGAACTAGACCAAGTGCAAACACCGCCGATGCATCCTTATTGCAGATCAACACTCGTGCCTGCACCCGATAAAGAATCAATTAAAACCCAGCGACCGGCAGAACGTGAAAATTTTGAAGCTAACGCAGAAAACAGATACAACAAAAAACAAAAAGCGGATGGGCGTAAAAAAAGATTTAAAGATTTATCACAGGCAACAAGGCGCAGGAAAATACTTGGTGAGCAAAAAATATATAAGCGTGAAACTGGCAATAATCCTTTTGTGTTGACTAAAAATACATACGAGGAATTTTTTAACCGTCAATCGGCATCATTTCAGAAAGAAATATTAGGGCCGACAAGATACCAGCTATTCAAAAAAGGTGGAATGAAGCTGGATAAGTTCACAGATTTTAACAATAGGGATCAATTCACTATCGCAGAATTACGCAAAAAAGACAAGGAGGCATTTATAAAAGCTGGCTTGATAGTTGACAAATAAATATATATAGAAGACAAAATGGCAGTCGTGATGACTGAAAATAAAGCGGAGTGATTCCGCAGGAGATTTAAACCATGTTAATCAAAGCGATTTACGCAACAAAAGAGGAAGTTCCTGAAAGTCTGGTCGAAAACTACGCTGAACGTGACGGGAAGTGGTGTTTAACAGGCGAAGGAATTAAAACGCAGGCAGATATTGACGCACTGAATACGACCAACAAGGCTATTCGACTGGAACGTGATACCGCACAAACTGACCTTAAAAAGTTTGACGGCATTGATGTTGGAAAAGTAGCTACAATGAGTCAAGAACTCGAAGAACTAAAAATCGCCGGAGCAAAAGGTGGAAAAATCGATGATGAAGCTATCAACAAGATAGTGGAATCAAGATTAAAAATGAAAATTGCGCCGATAGAAAGAGAGTGCGATTCCTTGAAAATCCAATTAGGCGAAGTGACAACGGATCGGGATTCATTGAGTTCAGAAAAACGAGTCAATACAATAACCTCAAAATTGCGTGAAGCGGCTGCAGATATTGTAAGATCCGAAGCAATACCTGACGTTCTAGCAAGATCAGCCATGTTTGATTTAACTGAAGATGGTAGCGTAATTACGAAAGATGGTTGCGGCGTTGCACCTGGATTAACTCCACAGCAATATATTACGGAAGCCGTAAAAACCGCAAAACATTGGATAGCACCGTCGAATGGCGCAGGTGGATCTCCTAAACCGGGAAGCGCAAAAATAGACAACAACGGCAAGCAGACATTTAAGGAAATCATCGAAGATGTCTACGAGCCAAAATAAAGGAAAATAAAAAATGGCACTTACAGAATTTTTTCGTGATGTTGCGATTAAGAACGCACCAAAACAGGCTGTCATGGTTGACGCATTGACAGAAGAAGCACCAATCCTAAGTGGTCTGCCGATTGAAGCGGCATCACATGGATTGTCAAATGTTTACGAGGAAGTTTCCGAAATTGACGCTGGCGACATCGTTGATCTTGATGAAGCATTGCCCTCGGTAAACGCAAACAGCGAATTGCACCAGACTGATTTATCCGTTCTTGGCGGAAAGATTAAAGTTGGTGAGGACAAAGCAAAAAAATATGGTGGCGCACCTGTATATTTTGCCAAGAAAATGCCCTCTATTCTGCGTTCAACAGGCAACGCAATGGAATCTGGATTGTTTTATAACAATTTCCGGGCTTATGCGTCAGCAAACAGCAATCTCATTGATGGCGGCGGTTCATCTGATGTCAACTACACATTTATGTGTGTGCATTATGTGCCTGGCGAAGTTACCGGATTGTATGATGCTGATGGTTTCGGCAACGGTAAAGTTTTCGACCTGAAACCCATTAACGGCGGTGAAATCTATGAAGATTCCGACGGCGTTATCGTTTATGGTTTGCGGATGAAAACCTATTTTGGAATTCAGCTTGCAAATGCCCGTTATGTTTCGGGGATCGTGAATAACGATATTACGAATGATGCACCTGCCGGAACTCGTACTTTTGCAACACAAACAATGATGGATGATATGATTCTTCAGGCTCGTGGAGCAGTCGGAACCACATTCATTTATTGCCATCCGAAAGCAAAAGCATATCTCGGATCAATCTACAAATTGGATAAACTCCAGCTTGTAAATGGCGACAATCAGGTGAATTCAGTGGTTGACGCATGGAACGGAATTCCGATAATCGGAACTTACAACGTTCTTAATGGAACCGAAACCGACGTAACAGTGTAGTTACGCCAATCCGATGAAGTTCAAAGCGGTGGATCGATTATCACCGCTAAATATAAAAACCATTTAAAAGGAGATTTAAAAATGGCACTTACAGGAACAATATCAGATGATTTGAAAGCAGCACCGGATCAGATTTGGTCTGCCGAAGCCCTGCCAAACGCAACAGCGAAACTTTCCGATGTTTTTCTGTTCGGCGGTGAACAGGATGCAAGCGAGGTAATTGTGAAAGCAAATACAGCAATTTCTATTGCTGATGGTGAAACGATTGAATTTGCTATACACGGTTCCGCTACTCGCACGGGATCTTTCGCAGAGGAAGCATTATTTTATCGTGGTGCGCCATCGGGAGATACTCTTGATTTTGCGGCAGGTGATGAAATAGCCAGAATCGCAAGTAATCGTGATCTTTCAGTATTTAACAAGCTCGAAGTAACAACTTCAGCAAGTGAAGTATCTGAAAAGGTGGACGCTTACATCGTTCAGGCTTCAAGGTAACATTCATTCTCTCCTCAATCCACCGTGTTGTAAATATTCAACACGGTGGATTATTTAACGCAAACAAGGAGCCATAATGGGTATATTTTTATTGACTTGTACGAAATGTGGAATGAATTTCCCGGAAGGCAAGCAAGCATGGAAAGAACACACTATCAACTGCCAGGGGCGTAGCGTGGGGCTTGTTGATTCTACACCTAAACCGGTCGAAAAGATTAAAAATGTACAAACCGGGTTTAAGCGTGATCCTATTCCTGATAAAAAAAATGAACCACAATCGCAACCAATAGCGGAAATGCTCGAAACAGCATCTATTGAATCATCCGAATCACAAGAAGCACCGGTACAAAATACAATCCCCTCCAATCCTGAACCCAAGGGCTAATGCAATCACTTATTTTGTTTCCCGTTTATATTCAGATGTATTTGATGATGCGACAAATGACAACAAAGACGCATCATTGATTCAAGCGACAAGGGAACTTGATCTCATGTTCAACTGGGATGGTGAAATTACCGATAGTGACCAAGATTTACGTTTTCCACGTTCGGGATTGGTAACATGTGACGGTGTTGAGCTTCCTGATGATGAAATTCCCCTACAAATAGCGAATGCGACATGCGAACAAGCATTGTACATTCTTACCGGCGATCCATCGCAAAAACCCTCATTGCTTGAAAAGGGATTCAAAAAAGCCAAACTTGATGTTATGGAAGTCGAAGCTGATAGAATGATGCGGAGAGATCAGATAGGTCAGGCG